TATTCAAGGTAGCTATTAAAGTTAAAGAGCCTGATAACTTGTTATTGTATACATTTGCTGGATACGCCTTTCTATATTCATCCACATTAGATGAGTAATCCTCTGCCACAGTTTGTATATAATATCCCGCATTAGTTTTATAAAGTGGGGCATCACTTTCGCTGAATACTATAGTTTTATTATCCTCATCAAATCTCTTTAATTGTTCTGTAATATCCCTAAGATATCCATTAGAATCACTTACAGCAAGAGTTAAAGTCATCAATTTGTTTTTAGGAGAATCGGGCTTGTTACTTGATGTATTAAAGCAATTTGATAGGTATGTCCTAAGTATTTTAGTGTCTATTTGACTCCCCTTAGATGCATCTAGCATAATAGTAAATTTGTCTCCTGACCTTATAATTGTGCCTTCAGGGAATATGTTTATTTTAGATACAAAAGTGTCTAAAATTCCATTAGACAGCGCTCCAAATGAACTGGGAGTAAGCACACTCTGTGCCCCTTGAATTTCGTTACTACTAATATTACGCTCTGGAGACGGGAATGAGCCAATCTGACCCTTATTAGTAAGAGGATTATATGACGCAACATATATTATTCCTCCATATTCTTTAATTCCAACTGGAACATAGCCTGAAGGTAAATAGGCAGTTTCAACTCTACCATTACCCATATCATTCTGAAGCACAAATTCATTACCATTATAAGTAATCATAGTAGCATTCAGAGCACTTGTAAGTACATTGTTAGGAGTGGTTAATGGATTTAGGTCCATTATTATTCCTTCTCCAAAGGTATTTGTTGCTTCTTGTTTCATTGTTATAAATATTCATAATTGTCGTTACTTACTAAGATGTCTTCAAACTTAGCATTTCTATCTCTTGTGAACGCTATCTCTGGATACTCACATTTAAGTACTTCTTTCTTATAGGAGAATCCTAAATCTACAAGTCCTTTGAATTTTATAATACAAGGACTGCCAGAGAATGATAGTTTACATTCGTCTAGAATCTTAAATACCTTCTTATTATTAAAGGTATAATATTTCCTCTTCCTGCCTTTCTTATTAAAAGATTCTAGTAATTCTTCATATTCTTCATTGGTTAAGGCTACATAGTAATACCCGTCCCATTGAATCTTCTTTCTAGTATACATCACTCTCAACTTGTTCTGCATCTTTCTCCTGTAATATCTAAAATGCTTAATAGGATTCTTAGTTAACTCCCCTATATATAACCAATATTTATATTTATGGCTATTAAGGATTGTATCTCCTCCTCTTTGATTTAAGAAGTATATTTGTCTCCAGCCATATCTAACAATAATTTCTATGTCATGCTTACTAAGATATGGAAATTCCTTCATTATTTCGTCTGTATAATCAGTAAACTTCTTAGTAGTATTGCATTCCATTGTTAGTATTCTCTGTGATTACGTTCTTATTAACAGGGTCTAGATAAGCCATCTTCTCCCTTTGTATCTCTTGATTCTTGTAAGTTAATACCATTCTATATCCGCAGAAATCAGAAGCTAGAAAGTCTACATCTTTCCACTTACCAAATCGTCTAGCTTCGGTAAATTCATTACCAGAAACTCTCTTCATGTATAACCAGGCATTCCTTCCCAAAGTTGGAAGCTCAAATCTATTGTTTCTATGTATAATATCATCAATTACTAGCTTAACTGCGTATTTAAACACTTGCTTAGCAATTACTTCTTTATGTCTATTACCTATTAATTCCTCACATGTCTTACTGTCCAAGTCAAGTCTGCTGGTATCAAAACCAGCAAACATGTCATGGATGTTAAAGGCATATCCTAAAGCATAATTCATATTAACGTAGGGGTTTGTACGACTTATTAAATATCTTTCTATTCCAACTAGTTTTAGCATCTAAGATTTCATTCATGTCATTTTGACTTAAATGAATTGAAACTCTGGCTGCATCACATAGTTTCAACCACCTCTGTTCCAATAATTGTGCTTCCTGTAACATATTCTGGTTGTGATTCTTCCAACCTTCTTTAAATCTCTTAGTGCAAGCACAGTAACATGCAATGGCGTCTTTCTCTTTATAATTGATTTCAGGTAATCCGTCCTCATCTACCAGAATGCCCTTATAGAGAATGTTTACCTGTCCATAATTCTTCTCAAAGTACAAAGTATCCCCCACTCTTTCAAATTTGGCATACTTGCCACTTATATAGAGAGGGTCACTATAAAGCTTTCTTGATTCTATATAGTTTTCAGTAAACTGTGAAGAGTAATCTCCGTTTACTGTGTCATTCGTAACATAATTCCACTCTTCAAAGCCATAAGTGACTGCTTCAATTATGTCACAGTTGCAAGGTAAATCCACTGTGTTGTCAGGGCATTGAATATCAGTAACATACCTGTATAATCTAGTTCTCCTGTTACCTATCTTATGCCAGGCAATCAGTCCAATTTCTTCGAACTCTTCAGGAGACAATTCTGTTCCATAGAGCAGATTCATTTGATAATAAGCTGAATTAAAATTCTCAAGCATCATGCACTTCCTTCCACATAAACCCTCTGAATATATGATTATCTTTTCCTTTTACGAACTTAGCAAGCCAATTCCTATCCATCTCATTATCTTTGGCTGCTTTGGCTATACTCTTATAGACACATATCAATTCTCCGTCTAATGTATACTTACCTATAGACTTTCTGTTTCTAACTTGTCTATCTGACGTGTCAATAAGTTTAGGATAGTCAGAGCAAGTTTTAAAAATGAATACATAATCGTTGGTTTGCTTAAGCTTGTTGTTTAAAACTAGGCTTATATTGCCAGCGCTTACACGTAGATTCTCCGAAGCTGCAACGACAGAGTCATACTCTGCTAAGAAATTTCCATTGATATCATAAACGAGTACTGGTCTTTTATGACTATCTCCTGCCTTACGCTTCTGTTCCTCTGTTAAAATCACAGGAATCCCACCGCTAGACAAATTATATCCTAGATTAATTGAATCATAAAGTTGTATATACTCTGACTCTTTAGCATTTAGTAACTCTATTAGGTCATATTCATTCTCAGAATTAATTTCCAATAGTACCTCATACTTGAAGTTAGTAGGTCCATATTTGCTTCTTGCAGCATTTATCTTAGGTCCTGCATAAAGCTTATTAATATTGAACCATCTAGAGCGTCTGGTTCTTTCACATCTAGTTTGTCCTATGTATACTTTACCAGATGGACTTGTGTACTTGTATATTATTCCCTCCATTATTTAGGTACTTGGTCATTAGGTAAAACAGGAGCTGCGAGCTGCCTATAATAACGAATCTTCTTTTCAGTTAGTCTCTTCTTAATTTCAGCATCAATGAATGTCATATTATTAATATCAACAGGGGCACAGCATCCGAACCAATCTAATTGTCTAGGGTCTTTTAATATTGCCACTACTGTTACTTTCTTTAATAATGGAGCATTAAATACAAAGCAATCGTACATATTGTTCTCGTTAGGAGTTATATCAATCCACACGTATGGTTTATTCTTTCCTCTTACTCTATATTTATGATACTTCATTACGATAGGATTAGTATAATATATAAATGGATTACTCATATCAGTAGCTCCTATATATTCTATACCGTCTTCTCCGAACTCTGTAAGAAGCTGAGGAATTTCAAAATGAGCAGTTAATGTGTCACATGGACTAGCATTACATCTACACCTTTCAATATTCTTGCAGTCAACTTCTATACAAGGTATAGTCATCAGTAAGTCCTTCTTAGGAACTAATCCTTTAATAAAATATTCCTTAATAATTTGAAGTCTTTCATCAACGCAATCATCCTCTAACTGTTCTAATGACATTGTTGGAGTGGAGCTATAACCTCTAAGACCACTCATTATGTCATTATATATGGCTGACGATAATTTCTCGTAATATCCCATATGATTATAATAAATAAAGGCGAAGGCGTATGACGCCCCCGCCTTCAATTACTGTTTTAAGTTGTTACGCTTTTGGCTCAAATTTAGCATCTGCTTCTGTTTTAGTATAAACATCAGCAACGTTAGCCTTGCCAGTCTTCAATTTAGCAATTTCAGCTGCATTAGCACTACTAGCTTCTAGAGCTTGTTGTGCAGTTTCACCTGGAGTAACTTCTTGACCGATAGTACCTATCTTAGCAAGAGCTACTTCAAAATCAGCTGCCAAATCTTGTTTAACATAGAATACATGAGTCGTAAGTGACCTTGTAACTTCTCCTACAGCATCTCCGCCCATAATGCCTCTATTAACGCAATAGTTAATAATATACTCATTATACTTAGCTCCTGGAACAGGAAGCTCTTCTTCGTTAATACCAGCAAAGCGTCTAGCTTCCATAGTCGGAAGTCTTAGGTCTTTAAGAATCATCCAGTAAGTACCGAATCCTTCTTTAGATTTCACAATAGTGTTTTGTCCATCGTAGTCTGGGTCGTCAGCTGGAAGTGCTGTTGCAATTGTTTCAAACTCTCCACCAACTAAAGCAGTGTTCAAGTCCGGATTGAATTTCTGAATTTCAGCTTTAGTAAATAGTTGATATTCATCCATTCCTTCAATAACAAGGTTGTTACCATTTGCACTAGCTTTAATCCAGTGGTCTCCATAGATAGTCTGAATCTTCTCAATTACTCTAGCCGCTTCTTTAGCAACATCTGCTGCTGTAGCACTTGCATTCTTAATTGCAAATTCATACATCAAAGGTTTACCTTTGAATACAAAGTCATTTGAGTAATAAGAGTTCTGGCTTCCAGATAGTCTGATGTAAAGAGCAACTCTATAATTACCTACACCTTGATTGCTCATAGTGAAAGTAACTTTACCAAGTACTGGGTCTGATGCTTCTTTCTTATAGATTGCTACTACGTTTGGTTTGAGGAATTTGTTAACTCTTTTAAATTCGAAGCTACCTACAACTCCACTACCAGTGTCTTCAGCCTGTGCTGACCATTTTGGTTTGCCACTAGAATCTAAATTAGAATTTACGATTAATGTGTTTGTCCACTTAAACATAATTTAAATAATTATTTGGTTTGTGTCTGTTGCTGAGCTGGATTTGCAACTGACGTTGATATCGGAATATGTGTTTGTAATCTAGGATTACCTTCGTTCTCCAAGATTATATGTACCAGCTCATTAATAATCTCGTGACACACGTAATCAGGAAATTCCATAATTTGGGATGTGTCTTCTGTCATATCCATCTGTTCTTGTGTCAATCGTATAGTTTGTGGAGCTTTCAGGTAGTCCACATATACTTTTTTTAACTCAAATAGAGTATGGTCCTTCCCGTACCGTATCTCCATTCTAACAGTAGAAGGATTACCGAAACGAATCTGTCCTTCTCTTTCTACTGTGGTAACAGCATTACCACCAATAGAAATTGTTCTTGGCAATCCACCAGTTACTTCTGTAGCATTAGTATCAGCATCAGTCTTAGCAGAACTAATATCAGTACCATGTGGATTATTAACAGCATCATACGGGTTAGTAGGATTGCTAGTATTTATGTCAACATTGTGTATGTAAAAATAAGGACGTTTATAGCTAGGTCTCATATAGATATTCTGAATGATTTGAGACCATGCATCAGATGTTAAACGGCTAGCTCCGACTTGAACTCTGGAGCCAGCGTTATAACATTTGAAAGTCTTCTTTAGTTCAAAATCACATACACAATTAAGTAAATGTAAGTAATCACTAGGTAATTCCACTTCATACGTCGCGCCATATAGTGAATCAAGACCTTCTGTGTCTCCGTAAGCGGACGTAGCAAGTGTTACAGGAAGGGCTATTGTAGCTTTTAGAACCCTAATGTCGTCAGTAGTCTGTTGGTTAATATCATATATATTATATCTCTTATTAATATATTGATATATAGCCTTATTAAAGAAGTAGTTAAAATCCTCTAATAATAGAGTCATAGACTGTACTTTATTTACTTCAGTAGCGGTTCCTTCATAAACCTGTCTAGCAGTCATTATTTAATATAGTTACCAGTTGAAGATGACTTCTTAGTCTCTTCATCTTTTATTTTGTTAGTAAAATCAGGCTCTGGTTGTTCATACAGTTCCGGATATGTGTCCCTCTTAATTAGTTCAAGAGTTCTTCTATTCTGTGGACTCTTCATCCAAGTAATAACTGCATCATCACTTGCGCCCAATGGTATTTGATTCTCGCTATATAGATATACTTTATTCTTAACGTATATTACACGTTTGTCTTTAGCATCAATAAACAGAAGTCTAAGTGCAATGTCATCACCAGTATATAGATTAATAATCTTCTCTGGGTCCTTAGACGCAATGTTCATCAAGAAGTCTTCTACGTCGGCATCAGGAGCATTACGCATGTTACGTCCAAGCAATTTAGCCATTTTAAGTCTACCAGCAGCACCTTGTGGGTCTTTAATGATATACTCTTCAGCATCATGGATAAGACGTCTCTTATTAACACGCTTATTAGTTTCATAACCAGGTCTCTCAACGTAAAGTTCAGCTCCTCCGTATCTCTTAGAGTCACCGTCAATCACTAAATTACCATTCTTGTCACGTTGGTCACGAGACATAGCAATCATAGGACAGTGTTGAATAGAATACCATTCAGCTGCTTGCCAAGGGTCAGTAAGGTCAAATGTTTTACCGTCTTCAATAATAAATACACGGTTCTCTGCAATTAAGCATTTACCTTTGTCTTCTTCTCCTCTTAATAGCATATCACCTTTACTATCTACTGGTCTTACACAGTCAGGGTATCTGCCTGTCTGTGGGTCTCTAACTGGATTAAGGAAGTACTTTTGTCCTACTTTACCGAATACACTTCTTAAGACAATTATGTTGTCTGTTTCATTAGCCATATTATTTCAATCATTTACTTAATATAAATTACTATCTTGTAAAATAATGTGAGGAAGGTCTATGCCTTCCCCACAATATCTACTTATTTAATTACACTTCTTTCATAATAAAGCTTCTGTATGGTGAGAATACACCAACACCAGAATAACCCCAGTTGATTAGTTTAGAAGCTGCTACAGGGCTAGAAACTACACCTGAGCTTAGGCCATCAAGTCCACCAACACCTGGATATTTATTAGAGATGAAGTCACCACCCTTTAATGTAAACATTTGCCCTCAAATACACTTGTTGTGTAAATTTAGGAGTGCACTATATCTTTAACTTATTCCTGTAAGTATATTATTCAATATATTTAAAAATGAATCCTCCAGCTGTTTTACGTTTGCCAGATAAAACGTTAGGGGCACCACAAGTATCAGCCTTTGCTTCTCTCACTGTATTGAATACTTGTACAAGCCCACCATTCAATGTATATTTACCAACCTTTCTTGCTTGAGTTTTAGTCTCCAGTTTCTTCATATTAGGTAGTTTAGTAGCACTCCACTGGAATCCATAAGCGGAATTTCCAATTCTTAATGCTCTATAGACTGCTGATGGGTTCTGTATTCCTAATTCCTCTTGTAAGTCCTTTAGCGAAGGAATGAATTTTATAAACTCTCCAGATAATGTATACTGGTAGAACCCATTATAAGATTTTCTTTTGGGAACCACAATTGCATCAGTATAATATGTAGTTACATAACAGTTACTAATACTATAATTGCCTGAAATAGCCGTAGAGAGGTTAGCTGTTGTTACACCAAGAAACTTAGAACATTCAGTAATTGATTTAAACTCCTGTAAATAATTACCATCCTTATCATATAGATAGCACTTAGTTTTATTCTCATCAATTTTAAACTCTTTTGGATTAATGGACTCATACTTATAGTCTGTCCACAAATAGCCTAGGCTAGGAGTTCTTTCAAATATTGCTTGCCCAATACAGGAGCTGGAACATTTGTATTCTAAACTAGCTTCTGTTATAGAAACCCACTCCTTAATAAAGTTACCATCCAAATCGTATTGATAGATAGTTTTTACTTTAATCGGAGGTAAGCTCCCACCTAGAGCAACATTGTAAGTATCCTTTCTGCTTATAAACTCTTCGTCAACTAGCCATCTTTCTAAGTCTAATGCATCCTCTAAAGTGTCAAACACTTTAAGAGTCTTCCTTATAAACTTACTTGGACCATACTTATTTACAGCAGCCTCAAAAGGAGTTTTACTATACCTATATGTACTTCTATCAGTTACTTTTATACCATTACCTAAATATCCATCGAAATCATATGGAGTTTCAGTTCTATGTACTCCAATGTAAATCTTCTTGTTAGCTGTATTTGTTGTTAAATATACTATGTATTTCATTTTTAAATTGTTGATTTTACTTACTCATTAAGTTATCTCCCACTTCCATTAGATATCCTAATGTACGTCTCGCGACTAGCCTCTGGACTTTCATTGGAGCTACGATTACCATCGCCTGCATATCCCAATGCTTAGCTGCTGATTGTCCTTGTTAACAGGAGTTCCAGCAATTCAGGAGTTATTTGTCATTTATCAGTTTAAAGTGTTATGCAGCTGCTACCCAAATGTTACTTAAAATAGCAGGTTCACCACTAGTCTTATCAGCAGTCAAGTCTAACATTAGCATGAAGCCCTTGTCGCTACCCCATTCACGAGAGAATGTACGGTCAACCTTGAATGAAATTGTGTTACCACCGATTTCATAAGATTGGAATGTAGCACCAACGTCAACATAGCCGTTAGCTTTCTTAGACCACAGATAAGTTCCGCAAGTTTTGAATCTTGCAAGCCATTCTGATAGACAAGTTTGTACGTCTTGCCAAGCTTTCTCATTGCAAATAAGTACATATTTGTTACCAGTTGGATTCTCACTCTTTTCATTCATCATAGCGATAGCAGTAGTGAATGCTTCCACAGTAAGCTTATTATATGCATATTTAGATGCAAATCTTTCTACTTGTGGGATGATACCATCACCAATGTAGATAGGACGACCAGTGTCAGGGTCGAACAGTGTCGGTTTACCATTCTTGTCAACGTTAGTTTTGTTGAACAGCAAACCGTTGTTTCTTACATATAGGAAGTTCTTCAGCAAGTTAGATTGAGTCTTATCCATGCGGTACATAGTTTCAGACATCTGACCATTACCTTTACCTTCACCTATTTTAATAAGAACGTCTTCTTGTGCAGCATACAGAGCTGTATAACTGTCATCACATCTGTGAGTAGTAATATAACCTCTATGTCTTTCAATGTTAGATTGATATTTAACATATCCCTCTTCGTGTGCTTCTGGCATAGCGTTAGATTGGAAACGAGTAGTGTCACCAATTTGGCATCCGCTAAGGTCAAGAACACTAGAGTAGTCGTTGTCAATAATTCTAACAGTTACTTCCCAGTAATTATCAGCTTTACGAACTGGTCTCTGGGTTACAAAGCATTGCTGCATTGTTTTGTCAATCTTGAAGATGTCGTACTTCTGGTAATAGTTCTCTTTGAAAGCCATTACGATTTCAGTTCCGTTCTCTCCAGTTTCAGTTGGTACATCTGCAAACTCAACTCTCTTAATGTAGTTGGTTTCAACTTCCCATTCAAAGTACATTGAGTCAATGCTTCTGTACTTGTTATTTGATTTAGAATCCATGTAGAAGATGTTTCTCAAAGATTCTGTTAGGTAAGAAGCAGTCAATTCTGGGTAGAGTCTTGATACTACACCAAGTCTAGTTGGTTTAGTTCCTAGAAACTTATAGAAGTCTTCATAAGTTCTAGTGTCGCCCATAGTGGCGCGATTAGTTACGAAATTTGCTACTATCATAATAATTTATTTGGATTTTAATCTAAATCGTAAATAGATGTTGTTTTAGGTTTACGACCAGTTTGCTGCTCTGGTCTTTTAACTACAGTCTTAGCAGGATTAGAGGCTCTGCCAGCCTTAGCATCCTCATAACCTTTCTTATAATTGGCTTTGGATTGCTCTGTAATCTGATGTTTATAATATTCGGAGATTTGACGTATAGCTTCTTGTCCTTTAAGAGCAAACCACGACATCTGCACTAGCATTTGTGGGTCATTAATGGCTTTGGCTAAGTATCTTACTCCAGCAGCATCTGAATCTAAGATAAAGGAAGCAATTTCATTCATATCGTCCTCTGATAGCGTTAATGATGACTCTCCCAAATCTATAGTTTCGTTATCTTGAATAGCTTGTAAAATTTCGTCTTCGTAAGCTTCATACATTTCTTTCTGTTGAGCTTCTGCTTCTGCTTGAGCTTGCTGCATAGCTGCTTCTTCGCGTTGCTGATAGCTAGCTCTCATTCCGCTCATCTTCTTATTAAAGAGAGCTTCGTTTTGCTTCTCAAGATTTAACTGTTCTAAAGCTTCATCATCAGTAAGTTCTGGGACATTTGCCTTTAAATCTGCAATAAATAGTTCATCATCTGTCATGCCATCTACTTGATATTCTGGTTCATCTTCTAGGTGGTCTAGGTAATCCTGAATAGCTTGACGTCTATGAGATTCCAAATAGTCATCTACACTTAAATTATTTCTTCTAAGCTCGTTAATAAGGTCAATCTCTTCTGGCTCTAAACCATAATTATAATCTGTATCATCATAGTTTAAAAGCTCTAATTGCTCTTCCCTAGATAGTTCAGAGAATGGAATTTCTTCTACTTCTCCGTTATCATTTTGGAACTTAATAGCCTCTGGATTGATTCCTTTAGCTTTGAGCATAGTTGTGATTAAATCATCCTCTGTAGGTTCTGTATCTCCGTCACCTTCTTTAGGTGGTTCTTGATTGTCCAATGGTTCATCCAAATCTACTGGAGTATCATTGTCAATCCAACGTTTAATGTCATCATCAGGGTCTCCTGTTTGCACTACACCGTTTTCACCTAGCAGGTCTTCATCGTCAAAACCTAATTCTTCTAATTTCATGTCCATATTATTCCCTTTTAAAGTTATTTGCAAATTTAGTGATAAATTTCCATACCTTAAAATTAAAGACTAATTATTCTTAATTTAACGTAAATTAGTAATCTATCACTAAATATTGCTATCTCCATTAAGCCAATTTCATAATAAACACTAATGAGTAATATGTAATAGGAGTTTCAGTTGAACTACCGGAGCTTGCAGGTATAAATTCCCCTGTTTCACCAGCAGTTTCACTGGCTTTAATGAAGTTGCCAGTCAAGTTAGGAGTACCTTCAGTACCATCGCATATAGCCCAGCCCGCAGGTATTCCAGATGTTCCGTTATACATTACTATTGTGCCCGCAGGTATTCCAGATGTTGCAGTTGACATATCAGGAATACAAATAACAGAGACTGTATTATTGTTGTAATATACATCTTTTACCTTTTCATTATCATAAAGTAGAGCGTATACAGTAGTATCAAAGTCAACATCGTTTATATCTGAATGGAATGTAGTCCTTGAGAACGATTCATTAAATGTTACGTTAGTAAGACTTCTAATAGCTACCTCATCTATAGTAGAATCTTCTTTAAATGTTACATTCTCTAATGTTCTGGACACATTCAATTTATTAGCAGTCCCGGAAAAGTTAAAGTTACTATTAATAGTTCCAAAGTTGTTATCAGAAAGAGTTCCTTGTAATGTAACAATATTACCATTATCACGTACAGTTACAGTTTCAGATTTAATCTCGTAATTATTAACAGTTAATACATTATTCCTACATGTATCAGTTAAACTTAAATCCTCTTCTCCGTTTCTAAATGTATAAATCCACTTATCTACACCGTCTTCGGTGATTTTAAATTTTAGATGTTTAAAGTCATAGTTACAGGAATTGCCCTTCTCATCTGTTAATTTAGTAATTCTCCCCTTAGCCATTACATCTTCCATTACAGATGCTCCATCCTCATCAATTCCAGGAAGTTGAAACACTTCTTGGTAATTCACATCATATTCAATTTCCCAACTGGGAAAGTCTTTATAATATGCTATCGGATTTAAAGTAGAAGTAGTGGTTGCTGTAACTACTAGAGGTCGTGTGTTAACAGGAGGGTCTGGAGTACTTTCACTCTCAGCAGTTAATTCTTCATCATCTTTTGTGTCATC